CACTTCATGATTTGGATGAGTGATGTACATGACATCAGCACTTTGAGCTATCTTAATATCAAAAAGTTCTGCTGTTAAATAAGGACTTGTTATTTGATAAATTCTATTGGCTACACCAGCAGATGAATAAGCAGTGTAACCAGAAGAGTTTATATCGTTACCATCAACATCTTGTAATTCAAAAGTGTTAGTAGTTTTATCAGCTACTTTAAAAGTTTTACCATTAACTTCAGTCATTCCAACTACACCAGATATAATTACAAAGTCGCCATTGGAATATCCATGTGAGTTAGATGTAACTACAGCTGGATTAGCAGCAGTAATTGCTGTAATAGTTTTATTACTTTCTGTTATCTGACCTTTATCTTTAAAAAATCTTATATACTGATTTCCAAACTCCAACATATAAGTTTGAGTAGTTGAAAATTCAAAAGGTATTAATCTTGTTTTATTAGCCGATGTTTTAACTTCAGAAATAAATTGTGTGCCAACTCTTCTTGATGCAGCACCTTGAGGCGCAACTAACATATTCTCTAATTTTTTTGCTCCAGAAGAATATTTTTCAAAATCTGTTCTACCATCCATTTTGGCAGAAAATTCTCCAGAGACAAATGAAGTTAAAGCTAAAGTGGTTCTTGGCATATCTTTTTAAAAATTTCTTGTTGTGTTAATCCTTGTTCATCTCTTTTACATTTAGTTGATGGATCAATATCTTTTTCTTCAATAATTTCTACTAAGCAATATCGATAAACTTTTGTGTCATCTCCCCATTGAAAATGAAGTAATGATTTTGGTTCAGAATATTTTTCTATTAATCTTGGATCAAAAGCTGCTGTTGTCATTATAATCTTGCATCAGTGAACTCATTGCTTTCTATTGTTCCTAAAGCATTTTCTGTTGCGTCTATAAATCTTGCCTCTCTTAATCTTTCATCTGCTCTAGTCATATAATTATTTGCTAGAGTTGCATTGTTAGTTACAGCATAAGCAATATCTGCTGCTAATTGATGAGAAATACTTTCTTGAAGATAAACATCATATTCATTTGGATCGGTTATAAGTGCGATATAAACTAAATAAACTGTTCCTTCATTAGTAACAATATTTCTACCTTCTAATTTATAATCAATTTCACTATCAATACTATCTGCTGTTCCAGTATGAATTTTTAAAACTCTTAAACAATCTGAAGGTAAAGCATAAGCATAAGAATATTCTACTACTGGAGCTGTACTGTTTTGAGCTAATTGAACTCTTTTATGTAAGCAGTTCCAAGCATGAGCTCTAAATACTCTATTTCTTACTGGCTCATATCTTTGATTACATAATCTCGCATTTTTACTGTCGTCAGTTAATGCTGAAATTGTTGATGCTCCTAATAAGTTTAAAGCTGAATTACAAATATCTACTGTTGATGCCATTAAGTTTCTACTCCTACTTTTTTACATACAAATTTTATTGCTAATTTTTTTTCAGTTATTTCTTCAACTGAATGATCTCTTTTTAAAGTTTGATATGAAATTCTATAACCATCTAACATGCACTCTCCATAAGTATTATATTGAAAAGGACCATAACCATATTGATAGCAGTTATCTCCAGTTTGAATAAAACTACAAAAATATAAAACAATTACAAATTTCATTAAATTCTGTGAATGCCTGGCGGAGTATTTCATCCGCCAAACAAATTATTTACTAGTTAACAACATAGTTAATGATGAAACTCATATCACCACCAGTTCCGCCTTCTGCGTGCATTGTTGCCGCAATGTAGTAATAGCCACCGGGATCGGTGGAATCACCTGCCAACTCAAACATTTTTTGGCCGCAAGTATTAATATCAGCGGCCTCATGTCGAACGTCAGCAAAGGCACCAGCATCAGCAACTGCTGTAGCAAAGACATCTTCATCTTTGACCACACCATCTGACGTATAAATGCCCACATTGAAGGTACACGATCCACCAAACGTATCTGACGCAATAAAGATATGCGGTACAGAAGCATTCGATGGAATCGGCGCCAACTGCACGATGTCGTTGTCGTTGGTATCACCAGCGGCACAAGCTACAGTACCCTGCGCAATACGCACACGGCCATGCAACAACGAAGCATCACTTAATGTAGGAGGTGTTGCCTCAAAATTGCTGACCAAAGTTGAGTTTTTAGTACCCATAAGTCAGCCCTCCTATGTTGGATCACATTCGATGTACCCAACCAATTCTTCTTGCATTCGGGTTGCCCCGATTGACATAGAAGCAAATACCTGGACGGCATGATTTTTATCAGCGCGCTCTGATATTTTAATGGTTGGTTCGGCCCCAATGGCCAGCTTCATTCCAGCCTTTTGCCAGAATAAAACTTTATGATCGGAATTACTGTCAACACCAATCAATTCGGTTCTGATAAAATTAAACCCTAAAAAAGAGCTAACATCACCAGAAACTAATGCCTTTCATCACACTACGGATTTCCCCGCCAACTTGCGTTGTTTGTGCGCTGGACTTTCTCTTGACCGTCGCCCTTGGCGTTACGGTCCCCGCCGTCAAGTCTCTACACCTTCCCATTTCTGGGCTTGGCTCGGGATCAGCATTTTACAGCCTTCCCCGAATTTGACGGGTTTTCGTCTAAGTGTTTCTACTTAGATAGGCAAAGAACTTACCGTGGCAAAGTCCGAACTGGTAACTTCAGTTTCTGCTAACAAATTCTGAAGCTGTTTGGCATTGATAACGCAATAACGATCATTGTCATCAGCCTCGTTGGCATCCAATATCTGCTTGGCTGCACGGAGCTTGCCGACGTTTAGTCCAGTGTCAGCAGCAGGAGAAATGCCGACTTGAACATCTACAGTGTTATTCGTATCGAAGCTAGTGGATGTTCCACCAGAAACGCCTGTAAACGCAGTTCCGTCTGCTGCCGAAACAATTGCAGAATCGATTGCCCGTCCTAGAGCATTCGCTGCCGCAACTGAATACGGTCCCTGGACTTGAACCAATAAACGTAATTGGTCCTCGTTATCGATAAGGTCAGCCCAGTCATAGTCCTCAAGGCTAACCCGACGCCTCGCATGGGGTGTATCCATACGCGGCGTATCCGCATGGCGGCTAGTACGAAGTTGAGCAGCGGTTGACCCAATCTGCTCAAAGAACGCATTTTTGCCGACGACGGTTTCCACACCGACAGCCGAACGCAAACGCGAACCTTTCTGCTGAACAAGGTGTTCAACATTACCTTTGTACTGTTCCACCATCGCAGTGGTAATTTGCACACTCATATGCAATCACTCCTGGTTAAAGGTGAAATTGTGATGGGTTACCCATATCGGACCCTGCCGTGGCAGACGGCGGCTGTCTGGTCTTTCCCAAACGTCAGTCCCGGCCTCGAAAGGTTATCGGAAATTCATCGCCCCGCTGTGAACAGAACATCACTACCATGCGCGAGTTCTGTCATGCGAGTTAACTTTTCATTTAAAATTTTGTTTTCCGGATGTGACGTGTCGTACAATCCAGGGTGCGCGCGTATCTGAGCAATTTGCTCTTTCGCCGCTTCTGGTGTAACGCCGAATCGTCCCGCCTCTTCCGCATCTTTAAATTGCTGACCGGAACTTAACTCCGAACCAATCTTAACAAATGCCTTTACAACTTCCGGATGATTGCCCAAACCTGTTTCATCCATCAGAGTTCTCAACTCATCGGAACCAAATGCCCTCATCGCTCGATGTGCAAGGCCAACACGCTCGTCTAACGCTTGACCATACTCACGCTTGATTTGATTGCCCCAGTCTTCAACCTGACGCTTTTGCTCAAGGGCAGCGTTTTCCTGCATCTGCATTATATGCTGAACATAGCTATCGTGCAGTTGCTGCGCCTGTGCTGCCGGAAGCCTTACTTTGTGCGCGGCTTCTCTGTACCAATTAGACATATTTTCGGCATAGGCGTCGTAACCTTCTGGTGCCTTTAAATCGTAGCCCTCGCTAGTTTCTGGCGTGCCAAGTTTTTCCCACCCTTCCCATTCAGCGAGATCATCGCCTTCCTTCGGAAGAACAACTTTATCAGCACCTATCTGACGTTCAAGATTGACATAACCTTTCATAACGTCATCGGCGCTTTTCCAACCTTTCGCCTCAACAACTTCCTTGTACTCATCGCTTACCCAGTCAGACTGAGTTAACGTTGTTTCTCCAACCGCTGCCTCAACGACTGGTGCAGGGGTTTCTTCAATTGGGTTACCCGTCAAAACGGACCCTTGGTCTTCACTCATCAATAACTTCTCCTATTGCAATTTTAAAAATTTGTTCGTCCGACAAGCCAAGAAATCCTATTATTCTTCTGACAATGTCGCGCGCGCCCTCTAAATGTTGCAGTTCCTCATTGGAGCGGATGCCCGTAACTTGAAAAAGTCCTGACGCTTTCATCATGTCCTTTAAGATCGTCTGACCTTCCGGACTGTGTAAGAAAACATTTCGGTACGCCTCAACCAATTGGCGCTGGGTGGTCACTGTTGCGCTGCCTGACTAATTTGAGAAACCTTCAACGCCGCATCTGCCGCTTGCGGTGCAGCGTTCAGCAACGCTTGCGTATTTTGCTGATTTGCCCGTTGCTCACGCTGTGCATCGATGTTTTCTTGCGAGTTAAGTATGCGTTGCGGGACACCATTCACGTCTGCAAGCACACGGGTTATTTCGTCAAAGTCGAAGTTGTCCATTACACTTGGATCAACCGCTGCAATTGGCTGCACCATCTCAAGTGTGCGTAAAATACCAACGCCCTCTTCCGACTTCATCGCCCTCGACAAAGGGCTTACGTATTCTACTTCGTATTCTGTATCTGCAAGAATTTCCGGAACCGGCGGCAGTAAGCCTTGCCGTCCCAATACTGCAAGTTCGCGCTCAATTAATGGCCCTAAAGTCTCACTTTGTTGCCGACCAACGGTAGGCGCTAACAAAGCACCTTTCTCCTGGGCGCGCTGTAACACTTCCGTTGCAGTCATCTGTGGGCTGTCTACCAGTATCTGAAACAGCGTCACAAGAAACGCATCATTAATTGTTCTCCGTCGCCGCTCCATCATGTCTTCGCCAATGTCAGGGCGACCACCCGTATTCAACGGTTGTATCGGTGCTTGCGTTCGCCCGTCTAATCGAGCAAACGTTGCTCCTCCAGCGCGCGTGTTGACCGGCAGGATAACACCGTCGTCAGCAATCAACAGAGGCGGG